CTGTTTATAGTCTAGCATGGCAACAAAATTCTAATTTCTTTGAAGGGAAAAAAGCAACTCTTAATACTGATGAAGTAAAAAAATGCAGTTCAGCTCTTTCTGGATCTTAAAGAAATTGGTGCGTACCAACCTGAGCTTGATTATGGAAGTGCAGAAAAATTCTTCATGGATGGTAATGCTTGCATTTTATATAATGGTACCTGGGTACTTAGAGTATGTCGTTGAAGAGTGGATGAAAGATAACGAACTCGCTGTTGAGCAGGGTATTCGTGCTGAGATTGTTGAGAACTTCATGAAAGGACTCAAAGATCTCTTTACAGAGAACTACATCGACGTTCCAGAAGAGAAAACTGACCTAGTTGACGAACTTGCAACTAAAGTTAGCGAACTTGAATCTTCTGTAAACGAAGAAGTAGAAAAGAACATTTCAGTTCGTAAGGAATTGGTTTCTGCGAAGAAAACAATTGCTTTGGGAATTGTGTGTGAAGGTCTGACTGACTCACAAGTCGAAAAGATGAAATCACTCTCCGAAGGAGTTGAGTTTGATTCTGATGAAGACTATATGAAGAAGTTGGAAACACTGAAAAGTAATTACTTCCCTAAAGAAGAAATTACAGAGGATGCTTCTACTGATGAAGAACCACTTGAATTAGAATCTTCTGATTCACAAGAGGAGAAACCATCACCAGAAATGAGTGCATACATGGATGCAATCACAAGATCGGTTAAGAAGTAAACATTTATAAATATAAACAAGTAAAAAGAGAAACCAAAGGAGACAACAAAAATGGCAACTCATGATGCTCTGATTAAAAAGTGGCAACCAGTCATTGAGCACACAGACCTTCCGAAAATCGAAGATTCTCATAAGCGTTCTGTAACTGCTCAATTGTTGGAAAACCAACAAAATGCTGCAAGGGAACAAGCATCCCATCAAGGTGGTTCACATGGTGTATCACTATTAGGTGAAGCAGCACCAAGTAATGCAATGGGTGCATCGTCATCTACTGCATCAGACGGAAGTGTAGATATATTCGACCCAGTGTTAATTTCACTAGTTCGTAGATCTATGCCTAACTTAATCGCTTACGATATTGCTGGCGTACAACCAATGACAGGTCCAACAGGACTTATCTTTGCTATGCGTTCACGTTATTCATCACAAACAGGAACAGAAGCACTCTTCAATGAAGCAGATGGTTCTTTCTCTGCTAGTGCTTCGGGTAACACAAACTCTATACAAGCAGCAAACGCATCTGCAGGTACAGGACAAACAGGAACAGATCCTAACGATCGTGCTTCTGGTTCTGGTTATACAGTAGAGACAGGTATGTCTACTGCTGATGCAGAAAAACTAGGTGATTCAAGCACAAATGCTTTTAATGAAATGGCATTTAGCATTGAGAAAGTAGCAGTAACTGCAGTTTCTCGTGCTCTTAAAGCAGAATACACAATGGAACTTGCACAAGATCTTAAAGCAGTGCATGGTCTAGATGCAGAACAAGAATTATCAAATATTCTTTCTGCTGAAATTCTTGCTGAAATCAACAGAGAAGTAGTTAGAACTATTAACTATTCTGCTGTTGCAGGTGCTCAGAAGAACGTTACAACTGCTGGTACTTTTGACCTTGACACTGATTCAAATGGACGTTGGTCTGTTGAGAAGTTCAAAGGTTTAATGTTCCAAATCGAACGTGATGCAAACGAACTTGCTAAAGCAACTCGTAGAGGGAAAGGTAACATCATGATAACATCTTCAGATGTTGCTTCTGCTCTACAAATGGCAGGTGTATTGGATTACGCTCCAGCACTGAACAACAACTTAAATGTTGATGATACAGGTAACACATTCGCTGGTGTATTAAATGGTCGTATAAGAGTGTACATCGATCCGTACTTCTCAGATACAACTAATAACTATTACACTATCGGTTACAAAGGTTCTAATGCCTTTGATGCTGGTCTGTTCTATTGCCCATATGTACCTCTACAAATGGTACGTGCAGTAGGGGAAAACACTTTTCAACCCAAAATTGGATTCAAAACCAGATATGGAATGGTTTCAAATCCTTTTGCTACTAACGATGCTAATGGTATCGCTGCAAGACTTGGGTCAGGAGATGGTAATATCTACTACAGACTTGCAAAAGT